GTGGGAAGCAAGCAGCTGAATCAGGCCATCAGCACTCTGATATGTCGTCTCGTCGCCCTCCGTGGAAACACGGGGGAGAGGAGTCGTCACAGCAGAGATCGTGATAGTCTGAGGATCGGTAAAAGCCATAAGCATCACTCCTAGGACTAGAGGTTTTATGTCTAGCCCATAAGGGTAAGACATAGGGCAGCCACCTTCAGAAGACCCGGGTAATACCCAGGGCCGCTGAAATGGCCAATTGGCGCGGAGACATCCCTAACCAGGATATCTCGAACCCAAATGGTGTTGCCTTCTCCCGGCGCTTGGTTTCCTTCCAAGCGGTGACGGGGGATGCGAATGTGAGGCCGTAAGGTTTATACCTACAGCCTCCCACCAAAGTGTATGTTACACTCTGGAGCGTATGCTCCATGATATAACCCCACTTCAACACCAAACCGTCGACGGCCCAATCCGAGAGATTCGAAATAACATCTCCCGCATTGGAAAACCAGTCGACAGCCCAAGTCCACGGCGATGCATTCCAGACAGTTTCGGGCGTAAGCTCGATCCCTAGAAGGGGTCCAGCCTTTGCGGCCGCCGACACCAAACCCACTCGACTTTTATAGCCGATAGGTAGGTGATAGGTGAACGCACCCGAAAACCAGGTATGACGAAACGACCTGGTTGTCTTGTAAAGCACCGGCTGTGGCTTAGAAGTATCGAGAAGGTTGGTCATCGAATTGGCGAATGAAAAGCCATCCGATGGTCCAACCATCACGGTTACCTCAGAGTCCAGTTTAGGCTTGAACTCATATCTTCGCCTAACTATCTTGCCGGAATTCCGCTCATAGTTTGTTAATAACCTATGAGCGTTAGCGGCGGCGTAACTTGCGTCACGCACGTCGCTGGCAAGAGGTTTCCAGCCGAACTCAACGTTAAGATACTCACTACCGCTAGCTCTCGCTGCGTTAGTGTGTTTCTGCCAAGCAGCGGCCCCGAGTAACGACGGGAGCCCCTGAAAGGCTATTTCGCTGAGATCAGTTGCTAGATTGGCGACATTGTTGGTCGGCTTACACTCGGCAATTGCTCTGGTACCTTTGACCGTTAGATTTTCTTCTAACGTGCCAGAGGGAATCAGAACAGTGCGAGGGTCCACAGCAAAAATTGGCCCAACGTACTCGTTACTGAGCCATTGACTGCCGGGGACAACGCCCTGACCGAAGCAATATTGTGCCTGACCATACTTGGCAGTCACAAATTGCGTGTCAGAACGAAAGCGACCTCCAATGTCTCCAGTAAACTCCCCATCTTGAAGGGAAGCAATACTGGAGAACTTATGAGACTCGTCAGAAGTAACCTTCTGACCTCGAAGGGCAGCATTCGTTTGAGCCAGCTTGCCACTGCTTCTATCGCG